CTACTACGGCTTTGGAGCAATCGCTACTAAGGTCGGCGCAGGCGCATTCAAGAATAACAAGGCGTAAGCCACACTAAGTCGCTCTGAGGGGTAGTAGCCCTCTACCCCTCAGAGTCTTTAGAAAGGAATCAGAATGGCATTGACCACAGTTTCAGAACTCCGCAGCACTCTCGGAGTCGGTACGCTGTATCCAGATGCCACTTTGCAGGAAGTGTGTGACGCTACAGATGCAGTCCTGCTTCCAATGCTCTGGGCAGATAATTATTTCAATGTGGCGCACAGCAACACAACCACAGTAGGAACACTTTATTTTGATGTACCTGTAACAGATGTCTTTTATGTCGGTCAGACAGTTGTGGTAACTAACAACAAAGCCCATCTCAATGGATCAAAGACAATTACAGAAGTGGGCGAGTATTCAATCTCCTATGCCATTACCGGCACTCCAGCAGCCGAGCCACGACACAATGTTAATCCTTATGGAATAGTAACGGTTGCTCCATCAACCGACTGGACTGCCGATGCAGCCATTCAAAATGCAGCTTTGATGGTATCTGTTGAAATCTGGCAAGCAAGAACCGCTACCCTTTCAGGTTCTAATTTGCAAGATTTCCAGCCAAGCCCTTACCGAATGAGCGCACAGCTTCTCGCTAAGGTGCGAGGATTGATAGCACACGCACTAGACCCACGCTCAATGGTCGGATAATGCCTCCAGTTGCCATTACTACACTTAGAACCACTTTAGCGACTGCCCTAGTCAATAACGCTAAATGGCAGACCTTTGCATTCCCACCAGCTACAGTTCTAGCTAACTCAGTTATTGTGTCACCCGATGATCCATACTTGACACCTAACAATAACTCTCAGATTTCTATTAGCCCTATGGCTAACTTCAAACTGGTCATCACATGCCCGCTTTTTGATAACGAGGGCAATCTCAATGGCATAGAAGATTTTGTAGTCAATGTGTTCGCACTACTTGCTGCATCTTCTTTAGTCTATAATGTAAGCGCAATCAGCGCACCTAGCGTTCTCAATGCTGCAAGTGGAGACTTGCTAAGCTGCGAGATGTCCGTATCAATCCTAACGAGTTGGAGTTAAACATGTCCGATTGGGAAAAAGAAAACGCAGCCTTTCTCGAAAAAATCGGGCAAGTTGCGCCACAAGCACCAGCATCAAAGCCAGTAACTAAGAAGGAAGAGGAATAATCACATGGCAGTTTATTTAGCAAATACTGGGGTTCTAACTGTTAATGCGGTAGATCTCTCAACACTGGTTACATCTGTAACTATCAATCGCGCTTTTGATGAGCTCGAGGTCACAGCTCTTGGAGATTCTGGCCATCGTTATGTAAAAGGCCTAGAAGCCTCAAGCATTTCAATCGACTTTATCAATGATTCAGCAACATCTAAGACTCTACAAACACTCCAGACAAACTGGGGCTCTAATGTAACAGTCACATTCAAGCAGACATCTGATGCTGTATCAGCTACAAACCCACTTTACACAATGACTTGTTTAATCAATAACACAACACCTGTTAATGGTGCTGTTGCTGATTTATCAACTCAGTCTGTAACTTGGAATGTATCGGGTACAATCGCAGTAACTACAGCGTAATTAACTAACAAAGGGGCAAACTCATGGCAAAACTAAAGATAGTTCGTACAGATGGAAGTATTGTTGAAGGAGAAATTACTCCAGCAGTGGAGTATTTCTTTGAGCAACAGACTAAAATGGGTTTTCATCGTGCCTTTCGTGAAGAAGAAAAACAGTCACATGTCTATCTTTTGGCTCATGAGGTTATCCGCAGGTCAGGTGAAACTGTAAAGCCTTTTGGGATGGAGTTTATCGAGACGCTGAAAAGTGTTGAGGTTCTAGACTCTGACCCTTTAGCATAAAGCGAGATCTGCCATTCACCTACCTAATCGCTCGACTGAGCATTAGGTTGCAGATCCCGCCACAAGCACTATTGGAATTAGATAACACCATGCTCGATGCACTTGTGCAGGGGCTAAAGGATGAGGCGAAAGAGGTGAGCGATGCCAACAGAGGTAGTAGGCGCGGTAGAGCTTAAGAAAGCCCTCAATAAGTACGCTCCAGACCTTGCTAAAGAATTAACAAAAGAATTGGGAGCAATTCTAAAACCTGTGGTTAATGAAGCTCGCTCTTATGTGCCAATCGCTTCGCCTATGAGCGGTTGGAGTGAAACTCAAAATCCTAGAGGAAAGTTTCCTAAATACAATGCTTTAGAAATCCGTAAAGGTATTCTGTATAAAACGACACCTTCCAAACCTAACCGCGCTGGCTTTGTTAATAACATTCGCATTCAAAATAAGTCTATGATTGGCGCAATCTATGAAACTGCTGGTCGTAAGAATGGTCAAGGTCAAGATTGGGTAGGTGCTAAGGCGGGCGGATCATCTAAAGGCGTATCTCGCTCAGTTAATCCTTACGCGGGTAATCAGTTTATTTCTAATCTCGGTCAGCTCTACGGCACAAATCGCAGAGGTACAGATCATCGCATGATGGGTCGTTTAATCTTTAGAGCATGGGCTAAAACTCAGGGCAAAGCTAATGCTTCAGTGTTTAAAGCTATTGAAAACACAACAACAAAGTTTAATAAGCGCACAGCCATAGTCGATGTTAGGAGAGCCGCGTGAGCAATGTAGCCATTAACATCGCCGCTGAGTTTAAAGGCAAAAAGGCATTTAATGAAGCAGCAACAGCAACCGATAAACTTACCAAGAATGTAAAGGGTCTTGCTAAAGGGTTGCTTGCTGTTTATAGCGCACAGAAAATCCTTTCTTATGCTAAAACATCTGTTAAGGCTTTTGCAGAAGATGACAAGGCAGCAACAGCATTAGGCACAACTCTTAAAAATCTTGGACTTGCCTATGGTTCAAACATCGGCACAGTCAATGGCTTTATATCTCGCCTTGAAATGCAGACAGGCGTGCTAGATGATGAGTTGCGCCCAGCGATGGATCGCCTGCTTCGTGCTACTGGCGAGGTCACAAAGTCACAGGAATTACTAGGACTTGCATTAGACATTTCAGCGGGTACAGGTAAGAGCCTCACTCAGGTTTCACAGAGCTTACAGAAGGCTTATCTGGGGCAGACTCAGGCACTTGGTCGCTTAGGTGTCGGACTTACTAAGGCAGAACTTTCAAGCTCATCATTCGAGGAAATACAGACACGCTTATCAGAATTGTTTGCAGGTCAGGCAGCAACGGCAGCAGATACCTTTGCAGGCTCACTTGCTAAATTAACTGTTGCAGGTAATAACGCCAAAGAGACTATTGGCAAGGGTTTAGTAGATGCTTTTATAACTATTACAAACTCATCTTCAGTTGATAATCTTGTTACAAAGATTGACAGAGCAGCGCAATCTATTGCTAACTTTGCGCGCGAAACTGGAAAGTTTATCCAGATCACTAAAGACATTTTCAAGAATCCTAGTTTCTTTGCGCCATCTGGTGGCTTATTCGGCAACGGCAAGGGCTTTGGCAACATCTCAATGACTGTATCCTCACAAGATACTCAGCGAGCAGATGCCATCGCTAAGAAGAACGCTCAAGCCATTACCAAGCTAACTAAAGAACAAGCAGCAGCTCAAGCTAAAATCCTTAAAGATAAGAAATTACAAGCAGCCATCGACAAGGCTACGATTGCACTTGGCAAAGGCACAGAAGTCTTTGATATGGATAAAATCCAGATTGCAGCAGCTCTTACAAACCAAGCAGAGCAATTAGGCAAAGCAACTAGCGCAGCTCAGTTGTTGCAGATTGCCAATGACACAGCCCGCCTCAATGTTAAGAAGTCAATCCTTGCCCTAGAAGATGCTATTGCCTCTAAAGATGAAGCAGCCATTATTGCGGCTACCAACAAACTCAATGCTGATCTTAAAATACTTGGTGCTTTAGGGTTACAGGATATAAAACTAAAAGACATCAAATCAATTCTTGATAGTCTCAAGCCTAAAGACTTAATCAATCTTGCCAATCTAGATGCTGCTATTGCCAAATTAAACGCCATGAATGCCATAACTGGGCAGCCTAAAATAAATGGTGCTGGTAGTGCAGGGGGAGTTAGTTCTTCTGGCATTCCTGTTGGAGATTTTGTGCCTACAATCCCTACAAGTGGTGTATCTATCGGAGCAATTTTAGAGTTTGCCGATGCTGCTACAGCCAGAGCCAATGCAATGGCAGCTCTTATAGAAGCTCAAAATGCAGCAGATGCAGCCGCATTTGCTAACAGTTCTCTAAATAACTTTAATATAACTATTCAGACTGGTGTTGGAGACCCTAACGCTATTGCTGAAACTCTAGACCAGTATTTGCAAGGTGCAGTAGATCGTGGAACTTTAAGGCTTCGCTAATGACATGGCTTCCAGAATGGCGTGTAACAGTAGGTGATGATGTTTATACAACAGTCACTTCTGTTTCCTATGCCACTGGTCGTTTGGACATTGATCGTCAATGCACAGCAGGTTACTGCCGAGTAGAAATCATCAATACAGATGGCTCACCTTTTACCATCAATGTTACTGAGCCAATCACTTTAGAATTAAAGAATACATCTGGCACTTACATCACAGTGTTTTCTGGTGAGGTTTCAGACTTCTCCATTGGTGTCAGAAGCCCAGAAGAATCAGGCTTTATCACCACAGGCACAATTTTAGGCATTGGCTCACTAGCCAAATTGACTAAGGCTATCTACAACACAGCCCTAGTAGAAGGATTAGATGGCGCACAGATTTCAGCCATTCTAAGTGCAGCTCTCAACCTTAACTGGAATGAAGTAACCCCAACTGTCACATGGGCTACTTACCCAGCCACAACTACTTGGAATGAAGCCGAGTCTTATGTAGGTACTATTGACTCAGGTTTCTACACCATGATAAGCCAGAGTGCATCTGCTACGGCTAAAAGCCAGAGCCTTGTGGATCAGATTGCTACTAGCGCACTTGGCCAGATTTATGAATCCGCATCAGATGGCTTAGTCAATTATGACGATGCAGACCATCGCTCAGACTATCTTTCAGACAATGGCTACACCTATCTCGATGGGTCTTATGCAACTCCTAGCAGCATTAGTTCTCAGACACAGATTGCTCGCATCCGCAATAGCCTTATTTATAAATACTCTACAGCTTATGGCTCAACCTATACTGCCTCTGATAGCGACTCTATAGCCTCCTACGGCCTCTATGAGAAGTCTTTTGAGTCCAACATCAAGAACCTAGCAGACATCACTGACATCGCCACTAGAGAGCTGAATCTACGCAAGAACCCTAAAGCCTCACTAGGAGCGATTACCTTCCGACTAGATAACCCAGACATGCCATCTGCCATGCTCGATGATCTAATTTCTATCTTCTTTGGCGAGCCTGTCCTTATTCAGAATCTACCTTCTAACCTTTTGGGTGGCACATTCGAGGGCTTTGTGGAGAATGTAGCCTTACGCGCTACACCTATTTTTGTGGATTTAACCCTTTACATCACAGCAACAGAGTTTTCACTATCTACCACACAATGGGAGACAGTAATACCATCTTCAACAATTTGGACAGGTGTAACTGCTACACTTGACTGGAACAACGCGACAGGAGCAATAGCATAAATGGCAACAAGTCCGAACTTTAGCTGGCCAGAGCCAGACAATACAGATCTAGTAAAAAATGGTGCGCTGGCAATCCGCACAGCTATTAACGCTATTGACACATCAATGGTTGATCTCAAGGGTGGCACTACAGGGCAAGTGCTATCTAAAGCATCAGCAACCGACATGGATTTCTCATGGGTCACAGATGCAACAGGTATCCCTGCAACCATCTTTGATGCAAAGGGTGACATTATTGCTGCAACAGCAGCAGATACAGCTGGACGCCTTGCAGTAGGCACAAACGGCCAAACACTTGTGGCGGATAGTTCCACCGCAACAGGGCTTGCTTGGAGTACGCCGTCGGCTGGTGGCGGTATGACTTTAATAAGCACGACAACACTTTCAGGTTCATCTATCAGTTTAACTTCGATTCCTGGAACTTACAAGAATCTTGTTGTAGTTGTACGAAATTACAAGCCAGCAACTAATGGTGAGTATTTAATCGGTCAATTCAACACCGATACTGGTACAACTTACAGAGATGTGACTGCTTCTGCAGACGCAGTAGGCGCAGCCGATAGAGCCAATATGACTGTATCTTTTGAAGCAAGCAATTCAGTCAGCAATAGCACACAAAATTGGACTATTTATGATTATGCTAATGCAACTGCTTACAAACAGGCCGAAGCAATTTCTTGGAATACTAATAAAACTACAACGGCAAATATGAACTTTATTCACCGCAATCATCTTTGGTACAACACGGCAGCAATTACTTCAATTCAGTTAAAACCATCTGCAGGAAACTTCACTTCAGGTACTGCACTACTTTACGGAGTATCATAATGACTAAACCTTTAATTGTTATTCACAATGTTGAAACTGATGAAATCATTGAAAGAGAAATGACTTCTGAGGAGTTTAAGATTTATGAAATTGAACAACAGGCTGAAGCCGATAGAAAAGCGGCAAAGTTGAAAGCCGAAGCCGATAAAGTAGCACTACTAGCCAAACTTGGTATTACTGCCGATGAAGCAAAGTTGTTGCTTTCATAGTGGAACACTTGACTGAGATGATTACGCATGAAATCGCGTTTATCTAAAGCTGCTATACAGTTAAGAGAGCAGATAGATGATTCCTTCCCAGATCGTGACAGGGCATCGGATGGTTGGGTCGGTGATACCAGACACGCTGCTCGTAAGTCTGATCATAATCCAGATGAGCAGGGCTGGGTTCGTGCCATTGACATTGACGCAGACTTATTCGGTGCAGGGGTCAAACCGCATATCATGCCAGACCTTGCAGATCAACTTCGAATCAGTTGCAAGTCTAAAGCAGAGAAGCGCATCTCATACATTATTTTTAACTGCAGGATTGCGTCTCCCATCCTTAACTGGAAGTGGCGTAAATACAGTGGGGCTAACAAACACACTCACCACATGCATGTCAGCTTTAAGAAAGAAGCTGACTTACTGGGTGAGTTTTATCAGATACCTATGTTAGGCGGAGAATAAATGAAGAACATCAAGCATCCTGCATACCTAGCTGCTGGAGCATTTCTAGCTGCTTGGGCATCTACTAACTTTGCAGCAGATTATCGCGCAATCCTTTGGGCTGTGCTATCTGGTGTGTTCGGTTACGCGAGCCCTAAAAAGTGACACAATCCGACTTCTTTACGCTTTACTTAGCAACACTAGCAATCATCGGTGGCTTGTCTGGGTATGTCATTACTCATCTGTTGTCTGAGATTAAAAGACTCAACACGCGAGTCGATGAAATCTACAACATCTTACTAGACAGGTAACATTCTGCTATGGCAAGAAAAGCAACTAAGGCATTAGAAGATCAAGGCTACTCAAAACTAGATGCTTATTGCATAGGCATGTATGAGTTCTGGAAAAGCCTTAAAAAAGCAGGATTCCGTGAAGATGTTATGATGGGAATCATTGTCGAGCCTTCTGCTTACCCTGCTTGGATATTGCCTGACCCTGTCGATCCAGAGAAGTTCGGCAATTACGAAGATGAGGACGATGACTAAAGCCCGCTATCTTGTTATATCGGATTTACAAATCCCATACCATCATGAGCAAGCTGTTAAGAATCTTATCAAGTTAGTTAAGCGAGAGAAGTTTGACCTCATTCTGAACACAGGTGATGAGCTAGATATGCAGAGCCAGTCTCGCTGGGCTCAAGGTACTAAGTTGGAGTGGGAAGGTACTCTAGATGCTGACAGAAGCCTTGCGCAAGATATTCTCTATGAACTCGGCACAACAGATGTCACTCGCAGCAATCACACAGACCGCCTATACCACACACTATTACGCGCACCTAGCCTCATCGGATTACCAGAACTGGAATACGCAAAGTTTATGGACTTCGCTGGACTCGGAATCCGCTTCCATAAAAGACCATTCGAGTTTCACAAGGGATGGGTCTTAGTTCATGGTGATGAAGGATCGATGAACTCCAATGCCGGACTTACAGCTCTAGGGCTGGCCAAAAAGTTCGGCAAGTCTGTTGTCTGTGGTCACACGCACAGGGCAGGCATTAGTGCCTTCACAGAGGGCATAGGAGCCTCATACAGGACACTTTGGGGCTTAGAGGCAGGAAATGTCATGGACAAGAAAAAAGCCTCTTATCTCAAGGCTGGAGCCGCTAATTGGCAGATGAGCGTGGCAGTCATTGAAACGCATGGAGACCATGTATCGCCCATGCTAGTGCCAATCAACAAGGATGGGTCATTTACCCTTTATGGACGACTTTACGCTTGATGTAATTCGCACCATTGACACGATGCTGGACGAAGTAGATTCGTTACCATATCGTTATCAAAATGTCCGTTAATTAGTCTGGACTCTGTGCAACACTAATCCTGTAGCCAGCCGAGGGCGTTGGCACAGATAGGTACAAGATGAGCAATAACGATAAGCTGCTAATTATCTGCCTTATTGGTGCAGGTATTAGTTTTATAGTGTATGCAGTTTCAGCATACAAAGAAGCCTACGAACGCGGATTGCGCGAAGGCTGGCATAGGGGCAGAGCAGTCAATCGCTCAGAGTTTTGGTCAGAATGAAACATGGAGAAATACTTAGTCATGCCACTAATCTATACAAAGACAGAGGACTCGCTTACGGCCATCCAAGTGACAATATGGCACGCGCCGCACGACTCATCAGTGCATACCTTGAAATGCCGGTGGAAGATTACCAAGTCGCAGTTATCCTATCGCTGGTCAAAATCGCCAGAACCATTGAAGATGGAACGCGAGTTGATTCATGGATAGATGGAGCAAGTTATCTAGCAATAGCTGGACAACTACAGACAGAGGAGAATGACCTATATGTATAACTTAGCCGATTATGAGCCAGTGGAGGTTCGTCTTGAAAGATTTATTAAGGACTATCCAGATTTTCGCATCTCAACAGAGCTGGAACTTGTCGAAGCGAATAGATTTATTGTTAAAACTTATATATACAAAAATGCTTCCGATAGTGTTGCATGGGCGACGGGGTACGCGGAGGAACGAGTTACTGCTTCTGGTGCTACTTCAACTTCAGCATTGGAGGTATGTGAGACTTCGTCGATTGGCAGGGCGCTTGCAAATGCGGGTTATGCTGCTAAAGGAAAGCGTCCTAGCAGAGAAGAAATGAGCAAGGTTGCACCCAATCATCCAGTTCTTAAAGTAGTAAAGCAAGAAGTACCGCCACAACCGCAAGACATTAAAGAGGGTGATGTTGATTATTGGACTACACCAATCGGATCATCTGTCAAGACCACACAAGCTCCAGTGACACTAGAGACTGCAATGGCTACAGTTACAGATATTTTAGGAACGGCAGAAGCTATGGATGCACCTAGTTGCAATCATGGTCACATGGAATGGCGCACTGGTCATTCTGCTAAAACTGGTAAAGATTGGGCAGGATTCTTCTGTACCACCAAAGGTCAAAGTGGTGGCATGGATAAGTGTCCAACGCATTGGTATAACTTATCGAGCAGTGGTAAATGGGAACCGCAGAAGGCAAGGGTATAATGGGATACATCGAAGTTCATACACCTTACGGCTGGGTTAATCTTGATGATGTACCACTAGTCAATGAGATACCTTGCCAGTTATGCAATGCACCTACAATGATTCACGATCTAACATTCACAGTGGCTCAAGATGGACTAATTAAGCCATCAGCGACATGGCAATGTAGTAAGTGCAAGGCAGTCAATGGATAAGGAAACGCTACTTATGGTTCTGACACTAGCTCTATTCATTGGTGGAGTTGCAATGGGCTACATGGCTGGGATGAACCATTAGCCAACACAGAAAGCATCGAGGTTTCCGCACAGAGCGCGTGGTCGCACAGTACCTATCGACTGTCTGGCCATTCGCTAGTGTGGGAAGGGGGAATGGTAAAGATATTCAGTCAGTGCCTTTTGATTGTGAAGTCAAGGCAAGGGCTGGATTTCAACCAAAGGCAGTCTTGGAGCAGATTCGTAAGCGTACAGCTCTTTCGGGGGAATTGGGCTTTGCAGTCTTGCGTCTCAACGGGCAGGGAGAAAATGCAGCGGAGTATGCCTGCATTATCCAGCTCCAAGACTTGCTTCCACTTCTAGAATTAAAGTATGGTCACTTAAACACTAAACCGACTGAAGCAGACATCCTCAGATGTGATGGCTGTGGATCATGGATGATTGGGGAATGTAAAACATGCCAGCCTACGATTACAAATGTGGAAGATGCGGATTAAAGAATGAGCTGCATCATGGCTGGCATGATAAGCCCACAGTTCTATGCACTTATTGCAATGAACCAATGAGTAAAGTAATTAGCCCAGTAGGGGCAATCTTCAAAGGAACTGGATGGGGTAAAGATAAGTCTTAGGTGAATGGTGTCAAGTGCGGGATTGTTCATAATCGAACCTGCTAAGTATGGTCATTAAAGCTCATTTTCGGAGTTGCCATAACTGCACCATCACCTTTCAATAAGTTATCAACACCTGTGGATAAGTAGGGGCAAAACTTCACTTCACGCTTAGTTAGGACACGAGTTATGCACATCATTGACACATATGGTACGCTAACGGCGCAGAGCCTCTCAAAGGCTCACCGCGAGCCCCTCAGGGGCGTAGCTCGCGGGGTGCTAGTAGCTATTGGGATAGCTCTATGCATAATGCCTTATGCAGGTAGCTCTGAATCAGTGCAACAAAAAGATTATGTAGATTACAAGACTTACTCTCTCTATCTATTAGACTTTAACTATAAAGAATATAAATGTCTAACTATATTGTGGGGTAAGGAATCAGCGTGGAATCCAGCTGCAATAGGTAATCTCAATGGCACTGATCGTGTATATGGTATTCCTCAGGGTAAGAGTGAATGGCTTGCTACACAAGATGGGTGGTCTCAGGTACGATGGGGGCTTGACTATATCGGCAGTCGTTATTTCGAACCGTGCATAGCCCTTCAGCATTGGAGAACCTTTAATTGGTATTGAGAGACCCTAGCCATAGAGAGCTAGGATTACAGAAGTGGAAAGACCAGCGCATCAGGGTGTTAAAGCGTGATGGTTATATCTGTGCATATTGTGGTCAAGAAGCAGACCAAGTAGATCATGTAATACCACGCAAAGCAGGTGGCACACATGACATGGAGAACTTAGTTGCATGCTGTAAGAGCTGCAATAGCAAGAAAGGTGCGCTTGATGAGGGCTCTTTTTTAGGCTCACGCTCTAC